TGGCCCACACGAGCGGCTCGAGCCAATCAACGCTATCGATAACCACAGTCGAAAACTCGTGCGGCTCGCTGTAGAGCGCAGAGAGCGAGCCGATTACATCATCAAAGGTACGAGCGAGCGGAAAGTGGGCGGCGCCGAGCGTGCCGAGCCCATCCTCGGTCGCCACGAACACCGGCGCTTTGGCCTCCGCAGCAAACGTCGTTTTGCCGACACCGGCTACGCCGTGGATCAAAATACGCGGCGCTTTGGGCGCACTCGCGCGGGTCAGCTGTGCAAGGGAAATCGCCATCAGGACACCTCCGGAAAATGATCGTCATTGGCGGCTGCAGGCAGCGCGTTCGGGTCGAACCGCTCGAGTCGATAGGTCGGTCGACCGGTCTTGAGCGTCCGCGCGGGTTCGAAGAGCTTGCGAACTGCCGGTGGCCACGCGTTGTATTTGGTCTCGGACACCTGAAAGCGCATCTCCACGTAGTGCGCCGGGTCCTCGCCCCACTTGCGCAGCGCCTCGACCGCTTCTTTGAGCTTTCGCTGGTCGTACTCGGCGCGCTTTGGAAGATCCGCAACGACCACGAACCCCTCATCCTCGAGACGTACGATGCCTGTCGACTTACCGGCCTCTTGGCGTAAGGCTTGCGCTCGGGCGCTATACCGATGATCGAGCTCGCCCTGCAGCACCTGGCGGTACTGATGAGCCCTCGCCTCCACGACCTCCACCTCGCGAAGGAAGTGATCGATTTCACTTAACGAGCGTGTCGAGAGCTCACCGAGCGACAGCGTCGATAACTTCGTCATGACATCAAGTTCGGGTGCCATGGGAACCTCAGTGAGCGCTCAGGTGAAACGACTTCGAGGTGCGCAGTCGATGCCGAATCTCTGGGGTGGTGAGTTTCGATACCGCCTTTACCGCCAAATATCGGTAGCACTGATCTGTAATTCTTTGACTGACGAGATGGACAATTCCCATTTCGCACGCTATCCACGCCCGACGCGCAACGGCATGCAACATCGCTCGTTCCTTCGGGCCAAGGCGGCTGTGAGTTTCCGATCTATCGACGGTCAAAAACCCACGGTGATACTCAAACACTTCACCCACGCGAGCGGTAGCCATCCAGTCACAAAAAATGATCTCCGAAACTGGCTTCGTTAAACGTGAGCGGACGATGTGGTTAGATCGCGCGGCGTCGCCAGTCTGATCACACTCAAGAAGTGGAAAATCGGATTTCATTTGAACGCCGTCCTCAATCGTCGACGGACTTTCGTCCGGTTGACTGTTGATACGATCGACAACGAAATTTTTCCCAAGCAACTGTTCATGCTGCTGCCGAGATGCCGAACATTCTTAGATGCATGCGGATTTCGGCCACTCGGCGGTAAAAAGTGGTGCTTGGCATTCCGGAGGCGACACAGGCGGCTCGAAGGTCCATATGCTGCTGAAGGCAATCCCACAGTCGCCGGTCGCCGTCGCTCAAGAATTGAAGTGCGGTATCCAAGGCTCGCCGCGTATCGCCGTCGGCGAATAGATCCTCGTCGTGACAACAAGGGCTTGGCGCACTGAGAGCCGCGGTGCTCTCGTATCCATCAACGAATGGATCGTTTGCGGCATCAAACTCATAATCGATGAGTTGCAAACGAATGCGATCCCTAACCAAACGTCGCATTAAGTCGGTTGCCCTGCGTTCGGACACCACTCCTGTGAACGTGTTCGCTGAGGCCCTCTTCGGATCGAACGCCGCCTCGCGCTCCAGCAAGGTCATCAACAGGTCTTGATAAACGTCTTCCCGGTCCTCCTTGGTGAGAGAGATCCGCTTTCCTAAACCGGCCGTACGCACCATCGCCGCACGCTTGGCAGCGTCAAGGTAGGTCTCGTCGTGTCCCATTTCATCCCTCCAGTTTCATTTGCCGTTTTGTCAACACTAAACGTTTGGAGCAAAGAAAAAGCGCCTTGGGCGCCTTCTCTTCGCGCATCTACAAACTAACCCGCCGAAGCTGTCTCTTGCGCGATGCCGTACCGATTCAATCTCACTTCAATGAATGCCGGTGATACACCAAACTTGGGAGCAACGGCACGCGTCAACTGCCACATCTCCAACTGATACTCGACTGGATTCCAGAAAATTTTCTTACGGCCGTCCGGCGTCCCAGCGAAAAGCTCTGCATCGCCTTCACGTACTTCGATCGCAAGTTGCGGAGCAAGATCAAGCACCGCATCGCGGAGTAGATTTTCAGGAACCAAAAGCGAGCCCATAAACTCATTAGCGCGAAACTCAGCGAGACGAACATGCTCAGGCAACGCCGAACTTGTTGTACCGAGGTGGTTCGGCGTCTCGATCACACTTCGAAAAGCGCGCTTTCCGTTAACTTCGATTTCTAGACCTGGCAAATCCGGGGCACGGTTCTTTGAGATAAGTGCTGGCGCATCGTAAATGGCGTGCCCAAGCTCATGCGCGAACGTAGAAAGAGCTAAAAACCCACTGGACACTGAATCGACTGGCGAAACACAGATACTGACCGCATCGCTCTCGCTTTCCGGGTAGTACTCGAAAACACCCAACACTTTTTGCCCTTCATCATCATAAAGTTGATGATCGAAGTCGTGCCAAAGATCGTATTCAATGTCGTTGATCTGCAGGCGATCAATTCCTTTCAGATCTTCGAGGGTCACGTTGATACGATCGCCAAGATTCATCTGCGACCGGATCTTGGCCGCATGAATTCGGACGTCCTCGTTACTGATGTAATGCGGCTCAGACCGATGGTTATGTCGGTACCGCAGACTCAATTGCGCCATATATACCTCTACTTATTCGTGTCCGTGTCCTTCATCTGCCTGCGATACATCGCAACCAACACATCGACTTTTGGCTGCATGTCCGGCGGTAAACGCTGTGCTTCAATGAACAAATCGTCTAGCGGCGTGTTCAAAAGTGCTGCCGCCTTCGTGATTAGTTCATCCTTCGGCGGGAGTTCCCTCCCATTCTCAATTCGTGACCAGTAGGCAGGGCTGATTTCAAGCCGACGGGCGAACTCGTTGAGCTTGAAACCCGCCTTTTCTCGCTGACCGCGAATAAAGCGACCAAAGTTAGTGTCCATGTGTTCGTTTTCCCTAGATTTGAGAGTCGTTTGTCAGTTTCGTGTCGTTTTGGCTTTGTGTACTTGAGCTTCGTTTGTTTTGTCGTTTAGTGTTTGCTTAATTACAAAATACTACGTCGGGATTAAGCGGAGTGCAACCCCCCGCTGTAAACAGTGTGGCGGGTGGGATTTTTGCGGGCGCTGAGCGTATGAACCCCTCATGGCAACTCCAACAACGATCCACCCCCCAGCATCTGTCGCGGTACTGGGCGCCCTCTTGGCGCTCGGCGTTATTCGATCCCTCACCGGTCGGGAACGACTTGATAAACCGCGGGAACCACGCGGTAGTACGGACGTCCCCGCTAACGAGGAGTCCACCGATGATTGAGCCGGTTGTCGCCCGGGTCGCGAGCCTACGAACCGCCCCCTTTGTGGAGTTGAAGCAGCTGTGGCGCGATCTGTTCCAGCAAGACCCTCCGCCGTACAACCGGCGCTATCTTGAGTCCCGCCTCGCCTACCGCATCCAGGAACTCGCGTGCGGCGGCCTCAAGCGCGAGACGGTGCGTAAGCTCGAGCAACTCGGGGAACAGTTGGATGGGGGCCAAGGGGAGATTCGGCGACGCCGAGCCGATAACCGCCCGACGGCGGGTACCCGGCTAATCCGCGAATGGCAGGGGATTCCCCACGAAGTGGTCGTCGGAATCGACTACTTCGAGTACGACGGCCGACGGTACGGGTCGCTCTCGAGCATAGCCCGCGCCATCACCGGCACCAATCGCAACGGGTGGACGTTCTTCGGCTTTCCCTCAGGGCGAGGTATGGCATGAACACGCCTCGCCGTCTCAGATGCGCGATCTACACCCGCAAGTCCACCGAGGAAGGACTCGATCAGGCCTTCAACTCGCTCGATGCCCAGCGCGATGCGTGCGCCAACTTCATCGCCAGCCAAAAGTCAGAGGGCTGGTCGATGCTCCCGGACCAATATGACGATGGCGGCTACTCCGGCGGCACCATGGAGCGCCCTGCTCTTCAGCGGCTACTGAAGGCTGTGCAGTCTGGGCAGGTCGACATCATCGTGGTGTACAAGATTGATCGCTTGTCACGATCACTTAGCGATTTCGCCAAGTTGGTCGACATCTTTGATGCCCATCAGGTCACCTTCGTATCGGTGACGCAGTCGTTCAACACGACGACCTCGATGGGACGCCTCACGCTTAACATTCTGCTCTCCTTCGCCCAGTTCGAGCGGGAGGTCGCCGGTGAGCGCGTACGCGACAAGATCGCCGCATCGCGCCAGCGCGGGATGTGGATGGGTGGTATGCCCCCGTATGGCTATGACGTCGTGGATCGGAAGCTGGTCCCAAACCCACAGGAGGCCGCGATCGTGAAAGAAATGTTCACGCGGTTTTCAGCGCTTCCTTCGATGGCGACGCTCTTGCGGGATCTTCGCGCTCGCGGCGTCACCTCCAAGTCCTGGACGACCCGGAACGGCAAACATCGCTCCGGGAAGCTCATCGACAAGGGGTACATCTACCGGCTCTTCAAGAGTCCCCTGTACATCGGGATCGCCGCCTACAAGGGCAACCATTACCCCGGCGAGCATGAGCCAATTATTGATCGCAGCCTTTGGGATCAGGTCCAGCGCCTCATCCAAACCGGTAGCCCGCGCGCCAAGCGCAACTACGCCCCCCGAACAACGCTCGCCCCATCGATCCTACGCGGCTTACTCGTCTCAACCGAGGGACGCGCGTTTACGCCTCAGTGGACCAAGCGAGGTAGCAAGGTCTACCGCTACTACGTCAACACCGACGCCATCAAACTTGGCGCTGACAGTTGCGAAGTGCGCCGAATCCCCGCAGGCGAAGTAGAGCAACTTGTCGTGCAGCAACTACGGAACATTCTCCGCTCCCCCGAAGTGCTCGCTCATGCGGTGCGCGAAGTGCGAACGCTGCGACCGGATATCCCCGAGGCCAAAGCCATCGATGCCCTCCAGTCGATCGACGCCGTCTGGGAAGAACTCTTCCCTGCCGAGCAGGCGCGGATCATCCAAACCGTGATTAAGCAGATCACGGTGCGAAAGGATGGCGTCAGCATTGAGTGGTTAGTCGACGGCGTGACCGGACTACTGCGCGCAACCGTTGACCAGCAGCCGACGCGACGTGCGGCATGAGCGAATCACATCCCACCGCTCCAGTCACCGATATCGCCATGAACTTCCGTATCAGAGGCGGCAGGAAAGTCATGATCCAGCCCGATGGCACTCGCGCCGTGATACGCCGCGAGGCGACAATCGACAATACGATGGTGAAAGTCTTAGCCAGGGGCTTTCGGTGGCGCCGCTTACTCGAGAGCGGCGAGTACAGCTCAATTGACGCACTCGCCGCCGCTGAGAAAATTGAAGGCTCCTACGTATGTCGCATCCTACGACTCGCTCACCTCGCCCCGTCCATCGTCGAGGCGATCCTAGAGGGTCGCCATCCACCGCAGCTCACGATGAAAGATCTGATGAAGCCGTTTCCGCTGGATTGGAGGGAGCAGGAGCGGTGGTTTTCGCGCCAATCAAACCTCACGAATTAGGCGCGAGTTTGTGATGTTTTAAATAGTCCTCAACTTGTACGGCAAAGTTAGCGACCCCGCTTTGAACGCGCTCGCGGGAACTGCAGTAGAAAACTTGATACTTCGAAGACGCCCCTGGACCACCGTCGAAATAGTGCTCAGAGTCAAAATCCGAAAGCCCTAGAACAACATCGAGAAGAGCATCCATTTCCTCATCTTCGTCTACATCGCCGTCCGGGTAGAGATCGTATATAGCGGACCATGCCGATGAGAAACTGTCATCTAGCTCACCGCCCTCTGCACATCGAAAAGTGGCATCGAGAACAAGCAGAACGTGCTCGCACGGATCAGTCTCAGCGCAATAAGGGCAAACCGATTCGGCCGGCTCCTCGTCGTCATCGTCGTACATACACCACCTCGGTTATCGGATGGCTCACATCACGGCGCGTCACCCCAAGATCATGAAGTGCGTTTTGCGAGCTTAAAGTTTGCAATTGGCCATCTCCGCACGACGCTCTCCGTCGGCCAGATTAATAAGACCGATCCCGCCTCGTGCTTCCAGCAGCCCTCATTGGTCATACCTTTACCAGTAAAGT